CGGTATGGGTGCTTAATCAGGATCTATACCAATCTGGTATTAACGTCCTCGCTGAGCTGATGCTCACAGCCAATAGTGAGAAAGTGCGGTCTGATTCTGCAAGCGCCCTCCTCACCCAGCTAAAACCACCGGAAACTAAGAAGATTGAGATTGACGTTGGCTCTGCGGAAAACGAGACAATTAAAGCTCTGCGCGATTCCACAATGGAATTTGTAGCGATGCAAAAGCAAATGATTAAGTCCGGCATGGTAAATGCCGAAGAAGTGGCTCGTCAGCCTATGATCATTGAGCTTGATGCTGAGGTAGTGAACCCATGAGTGATTTTGATGACTCGCTCATTGACCGGTCTGGTATCACGTTTGACGTGGCAGAAGCCTTAAAGGTTGACCAATATCTCCAGAAAATGGACTACAACGTCGATCCAGACTACGTCCCTAGTGCCTTTGCGTTAGAGTTTGTTGTTTTTATAAAACTGGTTAATGGCGCTGATGGCGAGGAAAACACCACGCCACTAGTGCACTACTACATGCTCGATACGCTGACGGAGAATGGAGCTAGAATTGTTAATCTCTGCCATCGTGGAATCGCCAAAACAACCCTGATGGGTGAGTATTTGTTTCTGTATCTAGGCGTATACGGCGCTGTGCCTGGTTTCGGCAGTATCAACCTAGCTCTTTACGTTTCTGACAGCATTGAGAACGGCGTAAAGAACATGCGGAAGAACCTTGAGTTCCGCTGGGAAAGCTCTGAGTTCTTGCAGAAGTACATACCCATTACTCGTTTTACTGACATTCGCTGGGAGTTTAGAAACGCTGACGGCAATGTTTTTATCGTAAAAGGCTATGGTGCTAAGACCGGTGTTCGGGGAGCCAAAGAGCGCGGAAAAAGACCGCAACTAGCGGTTCTTGATGACTTAATTTCTGATGAAGACGCACGCTCGGCAACAGTCATTGCTGCCGTGGAGGACACTGTTTATAAGGCAGTTGACTACGCGCTACACCCACGAAAAAACCTAGTTATCTGGAGCGGAACTCCGTTTAACGCAAAAGACCCGCTTTACAAAGCGGTAGAGTCTGGAGCTTGGGCCGTCAACGTGTTCCCTGTTTGTGAACGATTTCCCTGCACGAGAGAAGACTTTAGAGGCTCTTGGCCAGACCGGTTTACCTACGATTACGTGGTGATCCAATACGACAAAGCTCGAAAGCTTGGCAAGATTGACACGTTCAATCAGGAGCTGATGCTCCGCATCATGTCAGACGATGACCGTTTAATCAGAGACGCTGACATTAAGTGGTACAAGCAAGCCTCTGTAGCCGACAACCGTAACCGTTTTAACTTCTACATCACGACAGACTTTGCAACGAGTGAACGCCAAGCTAGCGACTTCTCGACTATTAACGTCTGGGCAATCAACAATAACCGAGATTGGTATTGGGTCGACGGCATCTGTAAACGCCAGTTAATGGATCAAAACATTAATGATCTGTTTCGACTAGCGCAGCTGTGGACGCCTCAAGAAGTAGGCATCGAGGTCTCTGGGCAACAAGGTGGTTTTATTCCTTGGATTGAAGAGCAAATGCTGACTCGAAATATTTACTTCACGCTAGCCAGCGAGGGCAATCAAGCTCGCCCAGGAATACGCCCTACAACCAACAAAATGCAAAGGTTCAACACCGTAGTGCCCTGGTTTAAGGCCGGGAAGATGTATTTTCCAAATGAGCGGCAGTCAGGGCCAGAGCTTATAGAGATGATGGAGGAACTGAGCTTGGCTTCGCCAAGCGGGTTCCGCAGTAAGAAAGACGATCAAATAGATAACATTTCTATGCTTGGTTTGATGACGGTATGGCCGCCAAGTCAAGAAGCAGTTAGTTCAGAAAAGTCAGACGGATTGTGGGAGATTGATGACAATGAAACGGCCAGTGAGGCCCTAGAATCTTATATTGTGTGAGGCATTAAATGTTATTGACTGAAGTGTACGACCAGCTCGCGTACGGAGAACTACGCAACACTGTCTTGGGCGATGCCATTGGACTAACTGGTTCTATGGATGGTGCTGCAGACGGTACTAACGTTGAGACTATTCATGCCAAAGTATTGCCGCTAGTAAAGTTAGGAATCACTGAATTGCACAAAAGATTCTTGTTGCGAGAGGTTACTATCACTCAAGCACTTGTGTCTGGACAAGCAAACTATGTGCTGGCTCCCGCCAACGATGATCTGTTAAAGATCATGCGTGTTAACGGTACTTACCTAGCAAAAGATTATGAGATACCGCTAAACGAACTTAATAATGAGCGAGCTATCCGGACAATCGACAAGACCCTTATTGTACCGACTAACGTTGTCAAAGCTCCTTGGCTTCTTGAGACAACTAGCCTGTCTGTTGTCTATCAAGCTGATCATGCGCTTATACCCGCCTCTCTGCCTTGGGCATCTGCTGCTGCAACCACGATCACACTGCCTAGATCACATCTATGGGCTTTGTGCTTGTACGTCGCTAGCAGAGTCACTAACTCAATGGGGTTTGGTGGTGAAATGCACGAAGGTAACAACTACGCCATTAAATTTGAGCAAGAAATAATGTCACTTAAAGGTTTTAACTTTGAGATAGACACCGACTACGAAAACGTCAAATTAACCAGCAGAGGGTTTGCGTAAAGTAATCCCAGAAAAAGGTTTTTGTGCCTGCTACGTTAGCCAGATGACTAACGTAGATGAGATGACGTAGATGGCCGAAGAAGATAAAGCCACGACAATTGATACTGATACTGATAAGAATAAAGAATCAGATATCACACCGGAGGATTGGACCTCTGCACCTACTTTGGCGGACTTAAAGCAGGAACAAACTGATAGTAAAGACGCGTTTGATACGCAAAAAAATAAGATCCGTGGTTGGTTAGATAACCTACACATGGAAGGCAGCGCTAAAATTAAGCCGCCAAAAGGCTACTCGCAAGTTCAGCCTAGACTAATCCGAAAGCAAGCAGAATGGCGTTACCCTGCCCTATCCGAACCGTTCCTTTCTACAGAAGAGCTTTACACGCTTAAGCCTGTAACTTGGGAAGACAAAGAGCCGGCTAGGCAAAATCAACTAGTCATTAATAATCAAATAAGTACCAAGATCGATAAGCAAAGCTTCATCGATGATTTTGTTCGGGCGACGGTTGACGAAGGCACGGCTATTGTAAAACTTAGTTGGGACTTTGAAGAAGAAGACGTTACCGAAAATAAGCCAATTTATGGTTATGAGCCTGCGCCTCAAATGGCAGAGTTGCACGAAGAACTACACCAGATGATGGAAAGTAACCCAACTGGTTATCAGTCAGAAGTGCCTAAAGAGTTACAAGCTGCGCATGACGAAACAATGCGAAGCGGTGCCCCGGTAGAAGCTTATATCACTGGTTTTAAAGAGGTTACTACAACTAAAACGGTTAAAAACGCACCTTATATCGAAGTGTGTGATTACCGTAATGTCATGCCCGACTTTTCCTGCCGGGGAGATTTAAGTAAGGCTGGTTTTGTAATTCACAGCTATGAGACAACAACCAGTAATCTTAAAAAAGCAGGCAAGTACCAGAATATCGATCTGATTAACGTCGAAGGCGCTTCAGCTCTTTCAGACCCAGATCACGAAGTTAATGACGAAGAACTGCACTCGTTTCAGTCAAAAGACATGTCACGTAAACGCGTTATAGCGTACGACTACTGGGGGTACTGGGACTATGACGACAGTGGTATTGCTAAGCCAATCATATGTACTTGGGTAGAAGGCACAATGATTCGGATGGAGGAATCTCCTCATCCGGACGGAGAGTTACCTTTTGTGTTTGTCCCAGCCTTGCCCGTCAAAGGTTCTTTGTACGGCGAGCCAGATGGCGCTCTGCTAGAAGACAATCAAAAGATTATTGGCGCAATTACCAGGGGCATGGTCGATACCATGGGCCGATCTGCTAATGGCCAAATGGGTACTAGAAAAGGCGCATTAGATTCTATAAATCTACGCCGATTCCAGACAGGCAAAGACTACCAGTACAACGGTAATGTCGATCCGCGCATGGCTTTTTACATGCATCAGTACCCAGAATTACCTAGCTCAAGTCAGTTCATGATTGAGCTACAAAACTTTGAAGCCGAGTCAATGACTGGCGTTAAAGCGTTCTCTCAAGGGATTAATTCTGGCGCATTAGGCGAAGTTGCTACCGGTATTAACGGTGCACTAGACAGTGCCGCTAAACGTGAAACAGGCATGCTTAGGCGTTTGGCTTCTGGTATGACCAAGATTGGTCGAAAGATTATTTCGATGAACAGCGAGTTCCTTGAAGACGAAGAAATCATACGAATTACCAATGAAAGTTTTGTGGCGATACGCAGAGATGATCTTAAAGGTAACTTTGATTTAGTCGTAGACATTAGTACTGCTGAGGAAGACAACTCTAAAGCGGGCGAGTTAGCAATGATGCTGCAAACCATTGGCCCTAATGGCGATCCTGAGATGACCAACATGATTCTGCGCGACATTGCACTGCTCAGAAAGATGCCAGGACTAGCCAAGAAGATAGAAGAGTTTCAGCCACAGCCTGATCCTGTACAGCAAGAGTTGGCTCAACTTGAGATAGAGCTCAAAAAAGCTGAAATCATGAAAGTTAAGTCTGAGACTGTAGAAAACTTTACTGACGCTGATCTCAACACGGCTAAAGCAAGCACTGAAGCAGCGCAAGGCCGTCAGATGAGTAGCTCGGCAGATAAGACTGATCTCGACTTTATTGAACAAGAGTCTGGTGTCACGCAGGCGCGTGATAAAGAACTGCAAGGGGAACAAGCAAGAGGAAACATGGAATTAGAAGCTCTTAAGCAATCTAACCAAATGGAATTGAATAACGTTACCCAGCTTGATAACTATTTGAAGGGCAAAAAATAATTCAGAAAAGGTTTTTTTCTTAAATTAGAGTCCGCTAAGTAAACCTGTTAACTAACTAGCAATGATGGGAAGAACTAAGCATGAGAGATACGCAGTCAGAAGTAACTGTACAAGACATTCAGATTCAAATGGACGACGCACGAGAGATAATTCGTAGCGCAGATGCATTAGAAAGATTATTTGAGAATCCTGATTTCAAATTGGTTATTAAGCAAGGCTACTTTAAAGAAGAGCCTGCCCGTCTTGTCGAAATGAAAGCCACTCCTGCCATGTCCGGTGAAGCCACCCAAAGCGCCATTATCAAACAGATAGATGGCATTGGCGCTTTACAGCAATACTTTAATGCGCGTTTTTTAACAGGCGAAATGGCTAGAGATGCCATTCGTGATGGCGAGCTACAAATAGATGAAATGGGTGAGGGAGCCTACTGATGGCTGGCGAAGCTGCTGAAACAGAGCAGGATGTTTTCACTTTATCGGATGAAGATTTCGCTAAGCGTGGAGATGAATATCTTGACGCTCCTGAAATTAATAATGAACAAGAAGATGGGCTAGAAGAGCCTGTTACCAGTGATGTAGAAGAGGAAAATGAGGAAGAGGTTGATCCGGAAAATCCGGATATTGAAGAGATTGATCAAGATGCGCCTATTGAAGAGGCAGAGGAAGACGGAGAAAACCCCGACACTACAGATGAAGCAGACTCCGAGGATGCAGGCGAGCAGGATACGAGCGAGACTGATGAACCCACAATTGATTACAAGAAAGAGTACGAAAGCCTCTTAGCCACATTTAAAGCCAACGGCAAAGATATGAAGGTCGACAGCGTCGAAGACGCACGTCGACTGATGCAGATGGGCGCGAACTATAACAAAAAGATGTCCGGCCTAAAGCCAAATCTAAAGCATTTAAAGCTGCTGGAGAAACACCAGCTGCTCAATGAAGATAAATTAAGTTTCTTAATTGACCTTAACGAGGGAAACCCAGAAGCAATCAAAAAGCTGTTAACCGACAGCAAGATTGATCCGATGGACCTGAACCTTGATGAGGATGTTAATTACAAACCGGCCCAGCGCACTGTTGACGACCGAGAAGTTGAATTGGATACCGTCCTTGAAGAGTTACGTGACTCTGAGACGTATGACCAGACTTTGAATATTGTTGGCACTAAGTGGGACGACCAGAGCAAACAGATCGTAGCTGATCAACCACAACTGTTGAAAGTAATAAGCGGTCACATAGCTAGTGGCGTTTATGACTTGATAAGTACTGAGGTAGAAAGGGAACGAATGTTTGGGCGTTTAAGCGGTGTTTCTGACATCGAGGCGTATAGGCAAATAGGCGATGCCATGCAAGAAAATGGTGCATTTGACCACCTGTTCTCAAACGAGAAAGTACCGGTCAAAAGTCCATCAAAAGCGGCAGCTCCAAAACCTATCGTTAACGATGCAAAACGACGAGATAAACGCAGGGCTGCAAGCCCATCCAAACCGGCTGCACCTACGTCGTCAGGCAAAGCGGACTACAACCCGCTTAGTATGTCAGACGAGGAATTTTTGCGGCTAGACCCTAGTCTTATTTAAGGAATAAACGATGTCTATTGAATATAACGACCCCATTGGAGGAACACCCTCCGACATGGGCAGTCAGATTCGTACTGACCACTTTATAAAAACCGCGCTCATCGAGGCTCGAAAGTCACAGTACTTTCTGCCGCTGAGTGGCACAACTAACCTGCCCAAGAACATGGGTAAAAAGATCAAGAAGTATCACTACTTGCCTTTGCTCGAC